CCGCAGCCAAATCAAAATCAAAATCAAATGAGTCCAGACATTGAGCATCTAATAAACCAACGCCTTGCGCCGTATGAGCAAGAACGGACCCGCGCCGCGCAACAGCAAGATTACGAAATAAAGCAGCGGGCGGCAAGCAGTGTAAGCGCGATAGCTAACAAGGAGTTTTTCAATGACGTCCGCATGGATATGGCAGATATTGTAGAAATGTCAACTAAACGCGGTCAGCACATAACAATGGAACAAGCTTATGAAAGAGCAGTTTCAATGAACGAAAACATACAAAAAGTAGTTCGCGGCAGAAATAGCAGTTCTGACCTCAGCCAAAAACAAAATGCGGCAGTTGGTATACGCGGAAATAGGTCTAACGTGCCGACCGGTTCAGGTAATTTAGATTTACGTTCGCAACTAGAAGAAAACTGGAATACCGCGTCAACCGGAAGAACTTGACACCGTTTAAACACTAAGCTAGGCTAAGGGTAACATAACCAGAAATAGACTATATCTGCCACCTGTTAAAAGGACAGTCCATTAAGTCTCAATTTCGGTTCAAACCCTTAGCTATTTGCCCACTCTTAGGAGAGCAAAAATACAGCGCAGGAAAAACAGACCTTAATTTTAACCTAATGGAGAGCTAAAATGCCTTTTGCAAACCCTAATATCAGCGATATTATGGCGACTACGATTGAAAACCGTAGTAAGAAAATCGCTGATAACGTAACAAATAACAACGCGCTACTTAAACGCCTAAGCACAAAGGGCAAAATCAAAACTGTCTCTGGTGGTACTTACATCATGCAAGAGCTTTCTTTCGCAGAAAACTCTAATGCAGGTTGGTATTCAGGTTACGACATTCTACCTACTGGTGTCACTGATGTACTTTCAGCCGCGCAGTATGATTGGAAACAAGCTGCTGTACCCGTTGTAATCTCAGGTCTTGAGCAACTACAAAACTCCGGTAAAGAAGCAATGATTGACTTGATGGAATCTCGTCTATCGGTAGCTGAATCGACTCTAGCCAACCTTATTACTGGCGGTCTGTATTCAGACGGCACAGGCGCAGGCGGTAAAGAGATTGACGGTTTAGACGCTGCATTACCAGTAGACCCAACAGCCGCGCCGTATGGCGGTATTGATGGGGACACGTTTAGTTTCTGGCGTAACGCAGTAAGCGACCAATCAGCCGCTAATGGTTTAGACCCAACGAAAATTCAAGGGTTCTGGAACCAGTTATGGGCTAGCCTTGTTCGTGGTCAAGAGCGCCCTGATTTAATCATGGCAGATACCCAAGTATGGAATGCTTATATCGATTCTCTACAAGCGCAGCAACGCTTTACAAACACACAGTCGGCAGATGCAGGCTTTATGTCAGTTAAATTTATGGATGCAGACGTTGTACTTGACGGCGGTATTTACAATGGTTCAAACGGAACAGGCGCACCAACCGGTACGGCTTATTTCTTGAATAGTAAGTATCTACATTATCGCCCTCACAAAGACCGTAACATGGTTCCACTGTCTCCAAACCGTCGTTATGCGACCAACCAAGATGCTGAAGTTCAAATCATCGGTTGGGCGGGTAATATGACTTGTTCTGGTCGTCAGTTCCATGGACGTTACGACGCTAACGGTTAATAGTAAAACCGTTTAAACATTCACAAGCCCTGTTTCGCTTTTGCGGCGGGGTTTTTTTATTTAAAAAAGTAGAGGATTTTATATCATGTCTCAAAATTTTCCAACATACAGCTTAAACCCAGTAGCAGTAGCGGCGCTAGACGGTAACTATGCGGACGGCGCTTTTGTCGGAGGTTGCAATCTCGGTTCATGCAGCCAAGGTATCGGCATTGCAACTACCATCATAAACCCTAAGGATACTGACTTTAGCCAAATCCAAGACACAGCCCCACATGCTACGCAGCATATAGGTGGTAACGGCATTGGTGCAGGCGCGGCAACGGATTTCCCTATAAATACTGTTCAAGGTTCTGACTTAAATAACAGGGTTGCATTTGTTGAAGCAGACGGCGCAGTTTCAGTAGACGCAGAAATTGACTCCACAACCGGCGCGGTTAACAAAACTGGCGTAGCACTTGTGGATGGTGATTGGGTGTGGGGTGTAATCCCAGTAGCCTAATAGTTGTTAAAATTTGATAGGTGGCATATACTATAAATTCATTCAAACAGGAGTTATACAAATGCAACAAGCAGATTTTGACCACACACTATTTGAAAGCGGCAACAACGCAGGTGATGCCGCTTTATTAGTTAAATTTTTTATGAAAACAATGCCCGACAAAGAAGCTACACAAAAAGAGTCGCGAGCGATATTTAAAGACGTCGAATACGTTGATATTCGTGTTGCGGGCAACCGTAGTTCTAACGTTTGCCGACCTGCTAGACCGCATGATATTTCGCGGTTCCCTAGGCATTACGAAGCGTTTAAACAACGTAAAGAAGTGCCGCTTGAGGGTACGCCGTTAGTTGAATGGACTTTAATTAGTCGTTCACAAGCTGAAGAACTGTCGTTTCTTAATGTTAAAACAGTTGAACAGCTAGCGGCAATGTCGGATAACTACGCGTCGCAACGTATGGGCGGGTACGATTTAAAGGCGAAAGCTCTTAGTTGGCTTGAAGCCGCTAGAGGTGCAAACTCACCATTGCAAATGGTTGAACAGATACGTGTTGCTGAAGAACGAGCAGATGCAGCGGAAGAAAAAGTGAATACTTTAGAATCTAGCTTGCAACAATTGGAAGCGCGTTTAAACAGTATGACTACAAGCCAACCAACGGAAGAACTTTCATCGGGTGGTATTGTTGAAGAAGTAGAAATAAGTGAAGAAATAAAACCTCGTTCAAAAAGACGCGTCACTAAGGATTAAAAATGACAAGCCAAACTTCAGAAACAGCTAATGAAATTATTAACACGGTTGCGGCTGAAGTCGGGCTAACCCCATCGGTTGATGCGTATGCGGACGCCGATGCTAACTTTGTTCAGATGCGTTTTCTTCTAAACAGTTGTATAAAAGAGTTAGTTCGCTCTTACAACTGGGAATTTTTAGTTAGAGAGCATCTAATTACTGTAACAGCAGGCGGCGCTAGCGAATTTGCGCTACCTTCTGATTTCATGCGAATGATTGACCAAACAGGTTGGGAACGAACCAACCGTAATCCTTTGCAATCACTTTCCGCACAAGAATGGCAGTACCTAAAAGGGCGCGACCTTGTTTCAGAAACGGTTTACGTAAAATTTAGGATACAACAAAACAAATTCACCATTTACCCCACTCCCAGTTCTAATTTGCAGATTGCTTATGAATACATATCTAACTTATCGGTATTAAATGCAAGCAGTGTGTTAGTTAAATCAGTAACGGAAAGTGGCGACACCCCTCAGTTCGATGCCTTCTTACTTTCGCGCATGGTAAAGGTTAAGTTTTTACAAGGTAAAGGGCTTGACTCGAGCAACGCCGAAACAGATTTAATTGAAGTTTACGAGCAAATAACCGCAGGGGATAAAACCGCGCCGATACTTAACGCCGGTCGTTGTGGTCTTGGGGTTCCGCTATTAAACTCATTCAGCACAAGCGATACAAATTTTGGCTCTTAGACGCAGTTCAAAGGGTAAAAAGCCCAAAGGTAGTGCCCAATCTACTTCTATCCGCGCAGCGCATGGCGGTATGGATGGGCGTGTTGGTTTAGCAGACTACAACCCTAACATCGCTGTGTACTCTTACAACCTCATAGCAGACGAATACGGTATGAAGGTTCGCGATGGTTACGGGGAGCATTGTATAGGCTTAGACTTGGGCACATCGACTCTGACAGGGGTAAAAACTTTAATACCTTTTGAATCAGCCACAGGTATTCCGTCAGACGACCGTTTGTTTGCAGCTACTAATGAAAGTATTTGGAACGTTACAACCTATGACGACCCATCAAATGAGCTTAATTTTGCAAGCGCAGGCGGGGATTCAGGGAACGGCGTTTTTACTCAATATATTAACGATGCCGGTGCAGAGCTTACTTTTTACGCAGACCCCGAAAATGGCTTATTTACTTACACTGCTTCAACCGGTGTGTGGGCGCAGACCCCTAACTTTACAGGATTACTAGCAACTGATGTGTCCGGTATTACGGTGCATAAGCAAAGAATTTGGCTAGTTAAGAAAAATTCAGGCGACGCGTATTATTTAGAAATTGGCGCGTCTTCAGGTGCGGCGACTAAGTTTCAATTCGGTAGCAAGTTTCAGTACGGCGGCAAGCTAGTTGGTTTGTTTAACTGGACTATAGACGGCGGTACCGGAGTAGACGACTATTTAGTTGGCATAAGTTCGGCAGGCGATGTAATACCGTATCAAGGCGAAGACCCTGAAGCTACAGGCGCTAACGTTTGGGAGCAACGCGGGGTTTACTACGTAGGTAACGTAGCAGGCGGGGCTAAATGCGCTAGCGAATTTGGCGGTGATTTACACATACTATCCTCTTTTGGGGTTACGCCACTTTCAACACTTATAAAAGGGCTTGATGCTGCTACTACAAGCGAAGGCTTAGGAGCAAAAACAGCTTACTATCTACGTCCTGACGTTCGCAAAAACATACGCGGCGTAGGTTGGGGAGTGACATTTTTACCGTCTCAAGGGTATGTAGTTATAGGCACGCCGGTACGCTCAAACGGCACATACATTCAGTACGCTTACGACGTTAACCGTGAAACTTTTGGTTGGTGGCGGGGCGTGCCTGCGCTGTGCTTTACTGAGTGGCAGAATACAACTTACTTCGGTACTCTGGACGGTAAAGTCTCCACGCTAAATCAAGAATTAGACGATAGGCGTATAACACCAGTAACCCCAAACAACGGATTACCAATAGAATTTTCAAACCTGTTTGCCTTTAGCCCTTTAGAGAGTAGCGGGAAGTTTAAACAGGGTGGCATGATTAGACCTGATTTTGTCTCGCAACGCCCCTTGGCTTTTCAAGCAAAATTTGCTTACGACTACGAGCTAGCTAGCTTTTCAACTTCGGTTTCTCAAAATGAAACCGAAGGTGGTTTATGGGATATTGCGGTATGGGATTTGGCTTTGTGGGGTTCACAAACAATTACTAACCGCAGCCAAGTTATAGGCGGCACGGGTATAGGTCGAACATTAGCGGTAGCTATACAAGGCACCGCCACATCAGAAACTTACTTAATGAGTTATGACGTTATCTGGAATACCGGTGGAATACTTTGAAGGTTAGCTTTAGAAAAATTAGTTGCGAAGCTGATTGGGATTGGTTTACGTGCAGAAATAACATAAAGCTGCT